GGCGCAATCGGCCACCGTCAGCGCCGACGTACACACGGAGGCTGGCGACCAAGCTGAATTTACACACACAACTGAATAAATTGGCTCGGATAGCGATTGCAACGCGACACGGGAGATGCCTACTCCCTTCCGGGCCTTTTTTATTAGGCGGATTACGAAAGGCGGTAATCATGAGCAAACAACAATATTCCGACGACATTATTGTCTCTACTTATCGAGAACTTGGCACGCAAAGAGCGGTCGGCGAGAAGCTTGGCATAAGCCAGTGGACGGTATGCAGAGCTATGCAACGCAGCGGTGAAAAGGCTACGGGGCGTAGGCTCAACGGCAAAAATCAAACGCAAACAAAGGTGACAGATACTCAACTCGTCGAGGCTTGCAAAACGATGACCGTTGGCGAAATTGCTGGGAAGTTTGGTATGCATCGAGAGAGCTTGCCACGCAGGTTTAGGAAGCTCGGCATATACCCGGTTGGATATCATATCGGGTGTTCTGATACCACAGCTGCGAACGAGTATTGGAAAGAACACCCTGACGAGAAAAGAGGGTGTATTGGTAAACGTGTTTATGGTGATTGCTGGCACTATGTAGAAGCCCACAGAAAAAAGTGTGATGAGAATCATCCGGGCTTCGAGTACATAGAGAGCAAAACCACTGATCCCAAGCGGGTGCGAATAAAATGTAAGAAGTGTGGGCGCATAATTGAACGCGCATCCTCCACATTCAGGCAGAAAAACGTTCGCTGCGATAATTGCGAAGACAACCGTAAACTATCAGAGGCGAGAGAAAAGCTGCTGCAGATTTTCCTTGCAGTCGAAGATTACAAAACGCCTAAGACGTGTAAAGCGTGTGGAGGCGTTTTTTATTCGCCATACCAAACGCAGACATATTGCTCGGAAAAGTGCAGGCGAAAGGCGAAGCCGAAAACAAAATCAATAAGGAAACGCTGTCGAAAGTATGGCGCTTATTATGATCCCGCTGTAACGAGACAAAAGGTTTTTGAGCGAGACAACTATGTTTGCCAAATCTGCGGGAAACCGACAGACCCAAATGACAGAGAGTGGGGAACGTTCGGACCGCTATTTCCGACAGTCGACCACATTGTTGCTTTAGCTAATGGCGGAATGCATACATGGGATAACGTCCAGTGCGCTCACGCTATATGCAATTCGTATAAAAGAGATTTATGGGCGGATGAGTTCGAGGAGGTTTTATCGTGCTTGGCTTAACTGAAATAGTGAACAAGGGCACTCGCCTCGAACAATTAAAGGAACTACTCCGCATACTCGCGGATGAGATAGACGAAAGGCCAGGCGCAAGGGACTTGGCTCAGTTATCGAGACAGTACCGAGAGACGTTGAGGGAGATCGAGGAGATAGAAGGAGCAGACAGCAATGACGACGACATCGCAGATATCCTCTCGGAGCGGGAAGCTACTGGGAAAGCAGGAGCCGTCCGTTAGGGTCGCTCCGGAGTACCAGCAGACCGACGGGATGGACGCGGCGAAGATCCTCCGTACCGGCGGCATGGTCCTTGACCCGTGGCAGGCCGACGCGATGTGTGACTGGATGGCCATGACGCCGTGGGGCAAGTGGATCAGCCGGACCTGCGGCGGAAGCGTTGCGAGGCAGAACGGCAAGAGCGGTCTGGTAGAAGGTCGGGCGGAAGCCGGCATGCTGATGTATAACGAGCAGGTGCTTTATACGGCTCACCTGCAGAAGACATCTACAGAGACATTCGAGGAGATGGCTGGGTTCTTCGATACGCCGAAGCTCCGGAAGTACGTGAAGGACATAAAGACCGCGCTCGGCCGGGAGCAGATCATCCTTAAGAGCGGAGCCCGGGTAAAGTTCCTCGCAAGGACCAGAAACGGCGGACGAGGTCAGCACGGGGATCTCCTGATATTCGATGAGGCTCAGGAACTGGACGAGAACCAGCAGGCGAGTTTCCTGCCGGCGATCTCAGCGAGCCTGAATCCGCAGACGATTTACGTGGGCACACCTCCAGATCCGACAGCCGTCGGCACGGTGTTCAGGGGAATCCGAGACAAGGCCATCGCCGGAGAGACGAATACAACGTCATGGTTTGAGTTTTCCGTTCCGGAGATCGGAGATGTCACGGATCGGAAGAGATGGGCAGACACAAACCCGGCGCTCGGCAGAAGAATCATGGAGTCGACCATCGAAGGCGAGTGCGAGCAGATGGATCCAGATATGTTCGCCAGAGAACGGCTCGGATGGTGGACTCCCGTAGTGGTAACAAAACTGGATTACGCGATTCCTGCTGACGTATGGGATGCGTGCGGTTCTATGGAGATGAAGCCGGAAGGGAAAACCGCGTATGGCGTAAAGTTCTCCGCAGATGCTTCGGAAGTATGCCTGTGTGGGGCTGTGATACCGAAGGAAGGGCCGGCGAGGGTCTCTATGATAGAGCGCCAGCCGACCGGGATCGGGATACAGTGGCTTGCTGACTGGTTGAGTGCCAGATACGAGAAAGCGAGCTGCGTAGTGATAGACGGACGCAACGGCGTGGATGTCTTGATCGAAAAAATAGCACCAACATGGAGAATGAAGGGGTCTGTCATCAGGCCTGGAGTCAAAGAGATGATAGCGGCAGTCGGAACGCTGACGGATGCGGTAAACGAGCGATCAGTCACGTGGTACAAAGAGCAGACAGATCTGCGGGACAGCGCGGTGACGTCGATTAAGAGGAAAATCGGGGGCGGATATGGCTTCGGTGGAGAAAATTCGATTCCCATTGAAGCGGCCGCTCTTGCATTATATGGAGCGAAAACAGCGAAGAGGGATCCGACGAAAGTGATGCGGATCGGATGAGGACAAAAGGATGCAGATACTTATCGAACCGGCAGCAGTCGCCGGTCTGGATGTAATTGAACAGGAGAGGCTGCGCAAGCTTCTGACGGTATACCAGGAGCGTTCGGCGAAGAACGCTATAAAAGACAGATACTACGACGGTCACGTGTCTTTAGGCGAGGTCAATCTCGGTATCGCGCTGCCAGATGGTATGCGAAGGCTTGAAATCGGATGCGCATGGGGAACCAAGACGGTTGACGTATTGGCGGCTCGTTCGATGTTCGACGGCTTTGTAGACCTGAACGGCATGGAGAACGCGCAGCTGGAGCAGATCGTCAGAGACAACAACCTCGTCGCTGAATATCCGAAAGCTTGTAGAGAGGAACTAAAAATCGGATGCTCCTTCGCAACGCTGTCGGCTGATCCTGTGATCGGATGCAAAATTAGATTTCATTCGGCGCAGACAGCAGCCGCGGTATGGAACGGAGAAAAGGGTCGCATCGATTATGGTTTTGCGATCATCGACACAGCGCCGAATAACGATAACACGGTCTGGATGCCGTCACTGATCAACTACTATACAGACGAAGCAATCTGGGTGCTCCGTAAGGACGAGTATGACAGATGGTCAGCCGAGGAACACCGGCACATTATGGGCCGGCCTCTGATGGAACCGCTGATCTACAACCCGACAGCCTCCAAGCCGTTCGGGCAGTCCAGGATCAAGGAGCCTATCCGCAGACTGATACAGGGATACGTCCGAACCGTGGCCAACGCTACGATCGGGCTGGAGTTCAGTACGACTCCGCAGAAGTACCTGCTGGGCGTAACAGATCAGCAGTTTGATGCGGTCGTAAATCAGAAGTTCCGGCAGTACATCGGAAACATCCTGGCGAGCACGACCAATCCGGAGACCGGAGAAAAACCTACATTCGGGCAGCTGATGCAGGGGAATATCACCCCGCATGTTGATATGCTCCGGATGCTTGCGACGCAGTTCTCGGCGGCAACAGGCCTGACTGTTACGGATACAGGGGTCATCAATGACGCAAACCCGACCAGCTCGGATGCGATACTGGCGCAGTCTCAGACTCTGGTCAACATGGCAGAGCAACTGAACGAAAGCAACGGGGATGCGCTTCGGACCATCGCACTGATGGCTCTGGCCATTGCTAACGGCGTGTCCATGGAGGATCTGACCGACGAACAGAAGCAGGTCGTAGCGCACTTCCGGAACCCGGCGATGCCGTCCGTAGCTGTAACCGCTGACGCGGCAATCAAGATCGCTTCAGCGCGTGATGGATTTGCGCAGACGGATACGTTCCTCGAGATGATCGGATTCGACCAGGCTGATATCAGAAGGATCCGCGCACAGGAGCAGATGGTCCGCGGGATGAACCTTATTAGCGAGATTGAAACAGAATGAGGATCAATTACAAGACATGGCAGAAATACATCGGCGTTCTCCGTAAGTTAAATAACAAGGCAGCCGAGGACATGATCCGCTATCAGCAGGCTCTTGCAAAACAGGGAGTATCTCCGGAAGAAGGGGCGAAGCTGATCGTGGACCATGCATACCAGGTGGCAACAAAGTACGGCGAGGGCGCCGCTGCTGCCGCCTGCGAGATGTACGACGCTGTTGCGATTCTGTCGAACGCATCCGTTCCCGCTGCAGTACCAGCAAGGACAGCGACATATGGGGAGACCGCGAGAACAGTATACGGAACGATGAAGCAAAATCCGGATATCATTCCGTCAGCAGTCGGCAGGCTGGTAAAAATGGCCGGCGCCGATACTACACTGAAGAACGCGATCCGGGACGGTGCTTACTGGGCATGGATACCGAACGGAGACACCTGCGCTTTTTGTTTGACTCTTGCCAGTAATGGATGGCAGAGAGCATCGGACAGTCAGCTGGATGGAAACCATGCGCAGCACATCCATGCAAACTGCGACTGCACGTTCGCAATTAGCTTCGGGAATACTGAGGTCGAAGGATACGACCCGGACAAGTATCTGGCTATGTACAACAGTGCAGAAGGATCCTCATGGCAGGATAAAGTCAATTCGATGCGACGTGAGATCTATGCGAAGAACAGCGAAGAAATCAATGCCCAGAAGCGTGACGCATACGAGAAAAGAAAAGAGCGTGAGAGCTCTGCTGCGGAGGAACTTGACGTATGAGGTACCTGATTCACGCATGCCCGGCGAGGGAGTGGTTCGTCGAGGGGTATATGGTCCCCGAGATGAAGCGGCAGGGAATCCCTGAAGAAGAGATAGAGATCTGGATGGACAGGAACGGTGACGGGAATCTTATAAGCTGCATGAAGTCCTTTGAAGAGTGCGGAAAGCGTGACGGTGGAACCTGGCACCTACAGGATGATGTCGTCCTGGCTTCGGATTTTGCAGAGAAGACAAGAACATATGATGATGGTCTCGTTTGCGGATTCGGTCGTATAGGATGGCAACAGCTTGAACCGATGCCGGGGAAGGTCTCGGCGGTCTTTATGTGGAACAGCTTCCAGTGCATCAGAATCCCGGACGAAATCGCCGGAGAGTGTGCGAAGTGGTTTTATGAGGATGCAGCGTTCCGGGACATATACCGGAGGAATGTCGAGGAGAACAAATACGACGACAGCTTTTTTTATGATTTCATATGCGAGGCGCATCTGGACATGACCGTCCTGAACTTGGTCCCGAGCATAGTCGAACACGGGGACTGTCTTACAGGCGGGTCTGTTATCAACGGAGACCGTACCATCTGGGCGAGAAGCTCATGGTGGGAAGATGATGAGGCGTTCCGGAGAGCGCAGGACATAGTAAAAGAATTGAGGCCTGACGGCTGATTTAATAAAGTCAAGCGAGCACCTTAACGGGTGTTTTTTTATTGGCAACTCGTGCCTTAAACGAGGTTTTACTCTCAGGAGGTGACACGATGGCAACTGAACCGACAACTCAGGACGTTATTACTACTCAGAACGCACAGAGCGAACCAAAAGAGCCGCAGACTTTCACGCAGGAAGAAGTTAACAGGATCGTGGCGAACCGTGTGGCGAAGTATCACGACTACGAGGCGCTGAAAGAGAAAGCGGCCAAGTTCGATGCAGCGGAAGAGGCAAACAAGACCGAGCTTCAAAAGGCTCAGGAGAAGGTTGCGGCGCTGCAGACCGAAGTCGAAACGATGAAGAAAACTAAGGAACTTCGGGAGATGCGTGACGAGGTATCAAAGCAGACCGGCGTACCGGCGGAGCTTCTTACCGGAACAACGGAAGAAGAGTGCAGGGAACAGGCAAACGGAATCATCCAGTTCCGCGACCAGAAGCCAGGCTATCCGGCGGTAAAGGACGCTGGCGATCCAATTATTACGAAGAAGGGCACGCCTAAAGATAGCTTTGAAGCATGGGCGAACGAGGCCCTCGGTTAAAAAAAGGAGAAAGAAATGTCAGGAACAGCAACCAACAGAACTAACATTACTCTTCCGGCTGATGTATCCAATGAAATCCTGCAGAAGGTGCAGCACGAATCTGCGATCATGCAGCTGGCCCGTCAGATCAACCTGCCGGGAAGAGGCACAGCAATCAACGTTATCACAAGCGACCCGGAGGCGAGCTGGGTAGATGAGACCGATGCGAAGCCCGTCGCAAATCCCGGCCTTGCCACAAAGGTCATGCAGCCCTATAAGCTGGCTGTTATCGTCCCGTTCTCCATGGAGTTCAGAAGAGACGTGTCTGCTCTGTATGATGCACTCGTCGAGAGACTTCCGAGAGCGCTGGGCATGAAGTTCGACGCAACTATATTCGCAGGTTCCGCGCCTGGTTCCAACTTCGACGTATTCGGCAGCTGCACCAAGCAGAGCCTTGCAACCGACGCGTATGCGGGACTGGTAGCGGCTCAGACTGACATCGCAAGCCACGGCGGTATCATGAATGGTATTGCATTATCCCCGGCTGGCCAGGGTGTCCTGCTTGCAGCCACAGACCAGCAGAAGCGCCCGCTGTTCATTAATAACGTCGCTGAGGGTGGCGTTCCGGTCGTACTGGGTGCTCCGGTCAAGGTGACGAAGGGAGCCTATAAGGCTGGCGCAGCTACATCCGGAACAACTCCGGCAGTACCGGCGATTGTCGGATGCGCAGGCGACTGGTCGCAGGCCATGTACGGAACCGTCGAGGGTGTCCGCATCACTTATTCCGAGGATGCAACACTGACCGACAGCAACAGCAACACCATCAACCTGTTCCAGAAGAACATGTTTGCGGTTAGAGCAGAGATCGAGATCGGTTTCCGCGCTGATACAGACTGCTTCAACCTGCTGACTGCTGCGTATAACGCTTAATTGGTCTTATTCATCAACAAGCTGACCGGATCCGAAATGTGGGTCGCGGATGATCGAGTAGAAGAGTATAAGGCGGCCGGCCATAAACTGGCCGCTTCTTCTTCTGGAAAGAAACCCGCATCGAAGCCGAAAGCGAAGAAGACGAAGTAACACAGGAGGCCGAGTATGGCATACGCAACAGTTGAAGATGTACAGGCTCGCATGACGAGAACGCTGTCAGAGGGAGAGATCTCTGTATGCAGTCGGCTTCTTGGCGATGCGGCCGTACAGATTGACTCCTATAACCAGAATGCGGACGAGAGCGTAAAAGAGCTCGTCTCCTGCAGGATGGTCATAAGAGCCCTCGGTGACGGCCAGAGCGATGGCGTCCCGATCGGGGCAACACAGGGCAGTCAGTCTGCTCTTGGCTATTCGCAGAGCTGGACGATCGGCGGCGGAGGCGGAACCGGAGAGCTGTACGTGTCCAAAGAAGAACGGCGGATGCTCGGCGTTGCGAACAGTATTGGGTCGTACAGTCCGGTTCAGGAGCTTGCGAGGGGTGATAAGTAATGCGCGGCATCACAGTCACATTGTACGAGGCAAGGCATCTCGGTGACACGATGTTCGGCGAGGCGATCATGGACGAAACGCCCGTAGAAGTGGAAAACGTTCTCGTAGCTCCGTCGACCACCGAAGAGATCCTCGACACAGTTAACCTTTATGGGCGTAAAGCGGTCTACACTTTGGGGATTCCAAAGGGCGATACGCACGACTGGGAGAATCGGCGCGTGGACTTCTTCGGTAAGAGCTGGAGGGCGTTCGGTATTCCTACAGAGGGCATCGAGGATCTGATCCCGCTGGACTGGAACAAGAAGGTTATGGTGGAGCGGTACGAGTAAGGAGAAGGCATGATCGAAACCTCATTATATTGGTGCATAAGAACGGAACTTCAACGTCGTAATGTCCCGTGTTACATGATGAGACCTGAAGACGTGAGCGTTCCGTATGTGCTTATCGAGAAGACCGGAGGTTCCGCCAAAAACCACGTTAAGCGGGCGACTTTTGCGGTTCAATCGTATGGAGGAACCCTCGCCCAGGCAGCGGAAATCAACGAGATCGTGAAGGAAGCAGCCACCAAGCTCCCCGAGATGGTATCAGAGATCTACGGCACTCGATACATCACAGATTACAACTTTACGAACCCGGCGGATAAGATACCACGCTATCAAGCCGTGTTCGACATTTATTACTACGACAACTATTAAGCAAGGAGGTCAATATGGCGAATACAGTCGGCAATGTATCCGCAGGAAAGCCGGCGGTCAGCGGCGCGGTATATCGTGCTGCGCTGTCTACATCACTGACGATCCCTACGGATGCGACTACGGCTCTGAGCGCTGACTTCAAAGCACTCGGATACGTGTCTGAGGATGGACTGGTCAACACGAACAGCCCTGATTCGGACAACATCAAAGCATGGGGCGGAGATACCGTTCTTGTCATCCAGAGCGAGAAACCGGACGAGTTCCAGCTGACACTTCTGGAAGTCCTGAACGCGGAAGTCCTTAAGACGGTATACGGCTCCAGCAACGTGACAGGCACGCTGTCCGGTACGAACGGTATGACCGTAAAGGCAACCGCAGACGAGCCGGAAGAGGGCGTATGGGTCATCGACATGATCATGCGCGGAGGCGTCTTGAAGAGAATCGTCATCCCTGACGGAAAGGTCAGCGAAGTCGGCGAGATCACTTACAAGGACGATGAAGCGGTCGGCTATGAGCTGACAGTACAGGCAATGCCTGACTCTACCGGAGTCACTCACTACGAGTACCTGAAGTCTGCATAAGGAGACAAAGCGATGATAAAAAAAGGGACATTATCTAACGGCTTCAAATACGAAGTCGATGACGCAGTTATGGATGACATGAGACTCATCGATGCTATCTCAGAATCTATGGAAGACGAGCCGCTGAAAATTTCGAAGGTCATCAAAATGGTTCTCGGAGAAGAACAGCGGGAACGTCTGTACAGGATGCTGGAAGACGAAAACGGGCGCGTTCCCGCAGATGTCGCTTCCGAGGCTATCGCAGAGATTTTTGAGAACATGGGAGATGAGGGAAAAAACTGATGTCCCTTGCCGGCGTGATAGCCGAGTATAAGTCTGATATGATATGCGACCTCGCAGAGACCTATCAGATTTACGACTACAGACGGGTGCCGGGTAGATTGCTCGGCACTCTGGTCGCCGGTTTAGGGATTAACTCAAGAGTCAAAAAGAAACTATTCGGGGTACAGAACGAGGTCCCCGATTCATTATTATTAGCCAAAATATTAGATGATATCGGTATCCTGAAGTGGTGGAAGACGAAGGACGGGTCGAAAGGAAGGAACCCTCCGGAGCAGATAACCAGATGGATGCTCGGTGTCTCTGACGAGGATCGGGAGCAGATGAGCAGGGAAGCGGTTACGTTTAAGAGCGGTGCTGACTTCGATGCGGAACGCGCCCGGTTATTGAGGAAACACAAATGGCAACAGACTTAGGAAAAGCATATGTACAGATAGTGCCATCTGCTACAGGAATATCCGGAGGTATAGCGAATGCGATCCAGCCGGGTGCGAAGGCTGCCGGAACACAAGCCGGTACGACTATCGGTCGGACAATGGGCGAGCGGATCAGCGCGGTCGGTAAGAGTTTCATCAAAACCGGAGCGATCGCTACAGCGATTTCTGTTCCGGTCATCAAAGGCATCAAGGACGCACTGAGCGCTTATGAGGTACAGGCGACAGCAGAGACGAAGCTGACCGAGATCTACAAGTCCAGAATGGGAGTCGGCAAACAAGCCGCGAAGCAGACTATGGAACTGGCGAGCGCACTCCAGAAGGAAGGCGTTATCGGTGACGAGGTCGCTCTGTCTGGTGCTCAGCAGCTTGCCACATACGCGAAGTATCCGGAAACAGTCAATAAGCTGCTCCCATCTATGGAGAACTTACTGGCACAGCAGAAGGGCGTAAACGCGACTACAGACGACGCTGTCAGCATCGGTAACCTTATGGGCAAGGTCATGATGGGACAGACCGGCGCTCTGAAGCGGGTAGGCATCAGTTTCACTGAAGCGCAGGAGAAGGTCCTGAAGTACGGCACCGAGGAAGAAAAGGCCGCCATGCTGTCAGAAGTAATTAACCAGAATGTCGGGAACATGAACAAGACTCTGGCGAATACTCCGGCTGGTAAGATGCAACAGCTCCAGAACACACTGGGCGACATCAAAGAACAACTCGGCGCGGCATTGGCTCCGGTGCTGTCGGATCTGGCGGAAAAGGTGTCCACGAAGGTCATCCCGATCATAGAGCGACTCGTCAAGTTCATACTGGCTCATCCTGTTATTGCGAAGATCGCACTGGCTATTACCGGATTGCTGGCGGTCGGCGGTCCGCTGCTGATCATGCTCGGCACGATAATGACCATCCTGCCGGTACTCGGCACGGCGTTCGGAGCGCTCGCGGGCCCGATCGGGATCGTGATAGCCATAATAACGGGTCTGATCGCCGGGGGAATCCTCCTGGTTAAGAACTGGGACAAGATCAAGGCAGCGGCAACAGCGCTTAAGAAATGGGTCGTTCAGAAGTTCACGGAACTGAAGACGGCGGCGCTGAACAAGGTGAAGGAACTGAAGACGAACGTGCTCAATCTGTTTAACAGCATAAAGACGGGCATCGTGAATGCGTTCCGTGCTGTGGGCAGGACGATCAAGACCATCGTCAGCACGTGGTTCAAGATCGTTACATGGCCCTTCAGACAGGCATGGGACTTTATCAGCAATATTGCCGATAAGATCAAGAACGCTTTTGACTTCGACTTCCATCTGCCTCACATCAAACTCCCGCACTTCAAAATCTATCCGCGTGGGTGGCAACTGGGAGACCTTCTGCATGGATCCATCCCGTATCTTGGAATCGACTGGTACGCAAAGGGCGGTATCATGACGAAGCCGACGCTGTTCGGTGGCGGTGAGGCAGGAGCTGAGGCGATTGTACCACTGGACCCGTTCTGGAACAGGATCGACGCACTCGCGGAGAGGGCAGAGATGGATTATGTGCAGATAGGCCGAGCGGTAGCAGAAGCACTCGCAGAGTCACCCACAGAGGTACATGTAACGCTTGACGGAAGGACGGTCGGCAGGTCGGTCAACCGCGAACTGTATCGGCAGGGACAGCTGGACTGGAGGCGCGCATAAATGCTCATTATTTTGGAAACTGAAATATTCGGAGACATTCCTTCGTTCGAGGAAGAGTACGGACTGAAGCAGATCGGGTACGGGGCATCGACTCCGGAGCCCAGGACGAACACAGTCGAGGTGCCAGGTCGGAACGGTCTTCTGGATCTGACCGGCGCTATGGGACCGGTCACGTATAACAACCGTGAGGTGTGGGGATGCTTCCGGGAATACGGGGACACCTCGGCTCACATGATCAAGTATTCCGACATCATGAACAAGTATCACGGCCAGCGCGTCAAGGTGGTACTGGATGCGGAGCCGGACTACTACTACGACGGTCGTTGTACGGTGTCGACTGATTACACGAACAAAAAAGCCAGGCTGATAAATCTGTCTGTGGACGCGGACCCGTTCAAGTACCCAGTCTACGCATCGGACGAAGACTGGCTCTGGGATCCGTTCAACTTCGAAACAGGCGTAATCAGGAACTACAGTAGTATCGTTATCAGCGGAACGAGAACGGTGGGGATCATAGGATACGAGCAGCCGGAGAGCCCGAAGTTCTACGTAACGCTGAACAGCGGGCAGTCATCTATGAGAATGGTGTTCGACGGAAATACGTACTATCTGCATAACGGGATGAACAGCTTCCCGCAGATCGTGATCTCTTCGCAGGATGTGCACACGGACATCAACCAGTTCACATTCACGGGATACGGCAAGGTCAGCGTCGACATGAGAGGAGGGATCCTGTAGATGTACTCGATCACGGTACAAAACCAGACGGGAGAGTATGTGCTGCATAACTCGTATGACGAGACACTGAAGCTGAACCAGCCTGTGCTGAGTCTGGAGCTGAACAAGTCCGGGACACTGATGTTCGGGATCAACCCGGACCATCCGAACCGAGCACAGATCCTGCCGATGGCATCCGAGATATATGTATACGACGACGATCAGATATACTGGATCGGACGTCCGATCAACATCGAGGGCAGCTTCGATCTGATGGCGGAAGTAACATGTGAAGGAATACTCGGATACCTGCTGGATACGCAGATTCCGCCGTTCGACTTTACAGGGAGCAACTCAATAAGAGGGACAAACTGCATCAGGGTGTTCCTCCAGAGACTGATAGAAAGGCACAATTTAAGCGTCGGATCCTTCGGATGGAACTCGAGAAAGAGATTCACGGTGGGGACCGTAACGGTCACGGACTCAAACAACAATTTGGCCAGAAGCTCGGAGGACTATAAGAGCACGCTGGAGACAATCAACGAGAGGCTGATAGAGACACACGGAGGATTCATCCGGCTGCGGGTATCAGGATCCACAAGATATATAGACTACATAGAGACGTTCGGGGCGGCGACGCAGCCGATTACATTCGGGGAGAACCTTCTGGATCTGAGCACGCACACACAGGCAGAGTCGATATATACATGCGTGATCCCGGAGGGTGCACAGATCGGGGACACTGAAAAAAGAGTCACGCTGAGCGGGTATACACCGACGACATCGGTGAGGAACCGGATCACGCAGTACACACATGGAGGCGGTATTTTCTGGGATGGCACGACGGGATACCTTAACGGAGAGTATGCAATCAGAGATGCTGCAGGTGAAGCGGCCCATGGAAGGATCTACATCAAGCAGATATGGGACGACGTAACGCTTCAGGAAAACCTCGCACTGAAGGCGGCGGAGTATATCGGGAAGATAAGCGTGCTCGGGACCACGATCGAGCTGTCAGCTGTGGACCTGTCCCGGATAGATGTGGACTATAAGCGGTTCGGCCTGGGAGAGATCGCGCAGGTGATATCACTGCCGCACGACATCCAGGCGGAATACCAGATCACGCAGATGAACATAGACCTGTTTGATCCAGCCGGTTCAAGCATGGTCCTCGGAGGAGAACTGGGGACATACACGTTCGATAATACAAAGCAGGTAACAGAGATCGCCAACCAGATCACAGATGAAGTGTCGTCTGCGGTCCAGAACGCGACCGCGCTGCTATCAGGAGGACTTGGAGGGTACCTGATTATACGACAGGACGACACCGGACAGCCGTATGAAATTCTGATCATGAACGCAGCGACCGAATCAGCGGCGACGAGATGCGTCAGGATTAACAAGAACGGCATCGGCTTCGGGCAAAGCTCGGCAGGATCCACGTCATGGACGTATCGCAACGCATGGACGATAGACGGGAATCTGGTAGCGGATTTCATAACGACTGGAACACTGAAGGATCATGCGGGAAACACGCAGCTTAACATGTCGACAGGCGTGCTGACTATGAAGAAGGGAAGCATCAACCTGGGCGGCGGAAGCTTTGCTGTCAATGACCAGGGCGTGCTCACCATGAAGAAGGGAAGCATAAACCTGGGAAACGGGAACTTCTACGTCAACGATCAGGGCGTGCTGACTATGAAGAAGGGAAGCATCAACCTGGGCGGCGGTAAGTTCACAGTCAACGACAGCGGAACGCTCAAAGCTATATCGGGGACGATTGGAGGCATGTCGCTGTCAGCAAACTCATTGACAAAAGTCTTTACTGTCAACGGCAGGCAAGGATTCGTCAGGATGACGGCGCCAACGGGCTTTTCGGAGGATGCGTTCTGTACGGCTTACGGAGGGAACTCAACATTCGCGATACAAGCAACGGGACGGCTAAGAGTCGCCCCAACCAAATATGAAGCATCTCCCGGGGAAACTCTGTTTGTCGTTGATCAAGACTATGCGTTCATGTATAACAGCTACAATGAGGGGGCTGTAGAGGTCAACTATAACGGAGTGGAGATCAGACCGGGCAACAACAGGACCACATCTGCGCACTCCGGCAACTTGTATGTCACTGCTGCAGGATTACTATTCCGAGCGAATGAAGGTTCATCGTCGCGGAAGATCAAGCACGACATCAAACCGGTCGAGAATGAGGAGCTGGATCCGAATCGTCTGTACGGCGTCGAAGTGATCCAGTACAAGTACAACGACGACTTCTTATCGGAAGGTGATCCAAATAGAGGCAAGGATCTGATCGGGTTCATCGTTGAGGATCTGGATGAGATCTATCCGGCAGTGGTATCAAAAGAGGATCCGGAAGAGTCCAAGACGTGGACGTGGAGCCCGATCAGGATGATACCGGGGATGCTGCAGCTGATCCAGGATCAAAAGAAAGAGATTGACGATTTAAAAGAGAGACTGGAAAAAGTAGAGCACGCAATGGAGTTATTAACGAAAGGAGCGAAGAACGAATGGCAAACGTAGCGCCGTATGTGGCACAGATCCGGCAGGCCGTATATGGAGAGCAGGTCCGGGAGTCCATCGCGACATCGATCGAGATGATGAACCAGGACAACATAGACACTCTGCAGGAGTACAACGATACGATCAGCGACGTGGAAGACGCGACGGATGCAGCGAATGCGGCAGCCAGCGGAGCGACGGCGATCACGAACACCGTCCAGCAGAAGCTGGACCGAGGAGACTTCAAGGGCGCAACTGGTGATCAAGGAGAAGCCGCAACTATTACTGTAGGCACGGTAACGACCGGCCAGCCGGGGACATCGGCGCAGGTAACGAACTCGGGAACGGAGACCGATGCGGTTCTGAACTTCACGATTCCGCAGGGAGCGACAGGAAGCGTAGAGAACCTCGATACTGTAACCGTTACATTCTCGATCGATACGTCATACGCGAATATAAGTTCCGGCATGACTGTGGCCGCGCTGTTCAGCCGTCTGCAGCTGCTGATGGATATGATACTTATTACCGACACAGAAATGACCGCACTCGAGAACGCGCTGGGCATCAGCTGAGGGAGGAGGACAGATGAGCATTATTAGTATCACGCAAAAATTGGGGGGGGCGCTGCGGTGTCTTAAACATCTCCGCAAGGAGGTGTCAGCATGAGCAGACTGTACAACATTATGGACGAACTGATTGCGAGGACGGGAGCCGTTATGTCCGGAACAGATATAACGACATCGGTCCCGGATGCAACCAAAACAAATACGGCAAGCGTAACGCTGCCTGCAGGAGTCTGGATAGTGAACTTTCAGGTCGGCCTGAATGTAGGAAGTTCTCAGCATACATTTCAGGCAACTATAACAACTACATCAGACAACGCCTCGCAGCAGGTGTACTCGCAGGGCATTCTGCGTCACAATCTGACGACGATCATCAGCATAGAGCAGAGCACAACAGTGTATGGAACCGTATATCACAACATCGGACAAGCAGGAACCGCGTTACAAAACAAATTGACGGCAATCCGTATCGCATAGCCATCATCCCCGAAAGGGGGTGGGCTCTGTGAGTAGGTTAAATACAGTGTTAGAAAAAATCATTGACGAGCTCACGACTAAGAGCAAACAGATCACGCTGACTGCTTCTGGCGTATCTGCGCCGTCAACGATATACAAGTGCGGGAAAGTCGTGATGCTCTCCATTCAAATTGGAAACGGGACAGCGTTATCGTCACTTACGGGCGTAGATAATATCGGCACACTCCCAGAAGGATATAGACCAACCGCGCAAAGAGTATTCACGATCAGCGCAAGAAATTCGGGCGCGTGGGCATCTGCGACATACTACCATACACTAATAAGCATAGACCAAACAGGAACAATTTCGCTTCGTGGTAAAGCGAGCGACTTGAAACAGGCGCAGTATCTCATGGGAACAGTCACGTTCTTGATATAAGGGGGAAATCATGAACAGATTATTTATCAGCAACGAAGCAAAGTATCGTTTACTCCGCACCATCATCCAGGGCATCATCGGAGTCCTGATCGCTAACCTCGACATCATCGTCGGGGTTTTTCATATCAGTCCCGGATTCAAGGCTTTGATAGTGGCGCTGGTAATGGCTGTCCTGTCTCCAATCATGGCGATGATGGGCACAACAGAGATGCCTGAAAAGGGCGAACTCCCGTACAACTTCTGGGAGACGCTTGAAGAGGAAGGAGACGAAGATGGCGAAGACAGCGAATGATGTACTGAAGGTAGCAATCAGCCAGATCGGTTACTGCGAGAGTCCGAGGAACTCAAACAAGACGAAATATGGCAAATGGTTCGGTTTGAACGGAAAACCGTGGTGTGCGATACTCCTCGATTGGTGCTTTGAAAAAGCAAATGCAGGAAGCCTCTTTCCCCACAATGCATCGGCTGCCTATGCACAGAATGAACTGGTCAGCAAATGCGGTGGCTCTTGGGTCATGAAACAGAACACTTCCAGAGCCACCAGAAAGGCATATCTGGCGAAAGCGAAACCGGGGGATATCGTTTCATTCGACTTTGGAAGGATGGATGCTTACAGAAGCCATATCGGAATCGTAGAGAATGTCAGCGGAAGCAACATCATCTGTATCGAAGGCAACACTACACCAGACGGCAAGAGCGGTTCACAGGCTAACGGCGGTATGGTATGCAGAAAGACTCGCTCTTATCTGTCCGTCTGCTCTGCCGTTCGTCCTGCATATAGCGGTGCTGTTCCAGTACCAGTCCCGAAGCCAGACCCAACCACAAAGCCTCTGGACGTTGACGGCATCATGGGATACCAGACCAAATGCAGACTCCAGACATGGCTTAACGACAGCGGAGCAGAACCTAAACTGGTAGTAGACGGCGAGGTCGGAAAGAACACCGTGAAGGCGCTTCAGAAGAAAATCGGTGCAAAGCCAATAGACGGCAAATGGGGCAAGCATACCAGTGAGGTCTTCCAGAGATACCTCAATAAGAACGGAGCAAACCCGAAACTGAAAGATGATGGTGTGTTCGGCAAGAAGAGCGTGAAGGCGCTCCAGACCTTCCTGAATCGATATTATTTCGATAAGGGAACAAAGCCACAACCGAAACCGACACCGGCTCCAGTAAAGAAGACGAAGGGCGACCTGATAGCGGACAAGGCCGTACAGTGTGCATGGCCAGAGGGCACTCCCAAGAGCAAGTGCGGATATCCAAAAGGCTCTGCGACGGTCAACTACAAGAGCGCTCTGAACCGTGCGTATCCAGACCGGAGCAGCTGGGGCAAGCAGACAAAGACCGGCGCGTCCTGCGATGTGTTCGTCGGTACTTGCGTAAGAGATTCCGGTATTGATCCGAAATTCCCAAGAGGTCTGGATGGAGTCGAGAAGCACTGCAAGGACAGCAAACTCTGGCAGACCATCAAAGGCGTAACGAAGGAGTCACAGCTGAAAAGGGGAGATGTCGTCTTCCAGCTCTACGAGGGCGGAGGCGGTCACATCTTCATCTATTTGGGAAACGGCAAAATCGCCAATGCGCACTACAACGGGAAGACCTACGGAGTTATCCAGAAGTTCTCCACAGCCAAGTCGCCGAGCAAGTGCAAAACGTATAATGTGTATAGACCAAAATAGAAGGGGAGAGACATGGAACGCGCGATTGACATAAGCAACTATCAGGGAGTCGTCCCTGTAGAAGTGTTCCTGAGAATGAAGGAGACCGGAGTCACGAACGTGATTATCCGAAGCTCATACACGCAAGGGGCAAAATTCGTACAGAGAGAGGACGCGAGTTTTAAGAAGAACATCGTGAACGCTTATAAGGCGAATCTCCGAATCGGCATATATCACTTCTCACAGGCGGTGAGCGAAACAGAAGCCATAGAGGAAGCGAGATACTGTCTGAAGACGATAGAACCTTATAAGAGATACATCCATCTGCCCGTAGCCATTGACTGGGAGTTTTATAAGAGGCTCAACTCATACGTGGCTGACAAGGCGGGAAAACAGCGGTGCAAACAGATCTGCGACGCCTTCTGCCGTGAGATCCGGAAGGCCGGGTATGAGCCGATGGTCTACGCCAATCTGTCCACGCTGAACGGATACATCGCGGAAGATCTATATAAGGACTGGAAGATCTGGGTCGCACAGTACGCGAGAAAATGCGACTACAGACATGACGTCTTCATGTGGCAGTATACGAGTTCCGGAACGGTCTCCGGGATCAGCGGGAAGGTGGATCTAAGCTATCTGTACAGAGATGATCCGAAACCGCAGGGGATCACGTATCCGGGAAAGCTCCCGAAGCTGCCGGCGCGCGGATGGTTCACTTCCAGAGACACTGGTACGCAGGTAAAGCTCCTCCAGGTCTTCCTGAACTGGTACTTCGGGTATGAGCGTCTGGATCCAGATGGAGAAGTCGGACGGCTCACTATGAACGCGGTACGTGATTTCGAGAAAAACGAAGGGCTAAAAGTAGACGCTGGTGCATTCGGACAAGAATGCCTGAAGACAGCGAGAATAGTACGGAGATGACAATGGCAGACTACAGTGTATTATGTGAGAATCAGCAGATAGAAATCGGAAAGGCAGGGGAGAACCTTGCCAGATCATGCACGATTGATTATTCCGCCTGGTTAAAGGAATACGGAGAAGGAGATCTCCGGATCAGGGCGATAAGAAGCGGCGACGCAGAGCCGTATCCGGTCACAAATGTGACGACGGAAAACGGAGTGGCGACATGGATATTCACAGATGCAGATACGGCCATCAAAGGATACGGAGAGGTCCAGATCCTGTATTACGTAGAAGACGTGCTGGTCAAGAGCAGAGTATGGAGGACATATACGCATAGATCATTATCCACATCGAGCGAAGAGGTCCCTGATCCGTATCAGGACTGGCTGAGCGAAGTGGAGAGAATAGGAAGCCAGATAGAAGAGGACGCGGAAAGCGCGAGCGACTCTGCGACCAGGGCAGCAGGATCCGCAAGTGAAGCGGCTGAGTCTGCACTATCGGCAACCAGATCAGAAAGCTCTGCGCAGAAGTACGCGAGTGCGGCAAGTTCGTCTGCGGACAGTGCGGCGAGTTCTGCGACAGCGGCATCGAGGAGTGCTACTGAAGCGAGCAATTATGAGTACAATTCCGAGCAGTACATGAATGAAGCCAAATCTGCGAAGTTCGGAGCGGAGAGCGCAAGGACTGGGGCAGAGAATGCGAAGGCGGCGGCACAGAGTGCGGCACAGAGTATTGAGGAATCCGCTGACCTTATCCAGAAATTGATGGACAACCAAATCAAGGACACCGCCACCGGCACGATAGCCAGTTTCCCGGATGGAGCAGATATGCCTATGGTATCCCTCGTAGCGGATATAGACCCAATACAAGACACATCAGGCGGTGCACCGTCACCAAGCAACATCTGCCCCATCAGCGGATGGGATAGCGTGGATGTGAGTGTGTGTGGGGTGAATGTTTGGGATGAAGAATGGGAGGCAGGCACTCTCTCTACGGATGACGGAAGTAACGTAGCGAGAACAACAAGAGTGCGAAGTGCAAATTATATTTCAGTTGTTCCGAACGAAACCTATTATTTCAAAATTGGAGCGAATGGGCTTTCTAATGGCTTGGTGGTGTGTTTCTATGACCGAAACAAAACCTTTATAAGCGGTGCGTGGCAACGGAGTGAAAGCATAACTATTCCGAATAATGCTCATTACGTGAGATTTTCCACGGGTGATTTGTATGGTGGAACATACAACAACGACATCAGCATCAACTATCCGTCAACCGACCACGACTACCACGCACACGAAGGGCAAACCTACCATACCACCCTCCCCCAGACCGTATACGGCGGTACACTGGATGTGGTCAGCGGTGTGCTGACGGTGGATAGGGCTATGGTGGACTTGGGGACGCTGAATTGGTCGGCTGGTACGGATTCTGTCGGTCAGTATTTCAAGACGAACATTCCCGACATTAAACCAGCACCTTCTGCAACTGTTGCACTGGATGCTATCTGTTCCGCATATCCTGTTGTTCCATCTAACAACGTAGCGGATGGAAGCATAGCGGTATCATCTGGCGGTGGTAAGACAGTATATGCAAGAGATTTCAGATTCTCCGATGTGGCATCATTTACTACCGGAGTGAATGGGGTGCAATTCTGCTATCCCCCCGACACACCAATTTCGCTCAATATCGACGCACAGCAGATAGACTCCCTTCTGGGACGCAACAACGCGTGGGCTGACAGTGGGGATGTGACGGTAGAGTACATCGCTGATACAAAGCTGTATATCCAGAAGGTTATGGGGGCGATCGGATGAATGATACAGTAGCAACAGTCATCGGGTACATCGTAGGATCCCAGGCGCTATTCAGTTTTCTGACGGTCGTCGTCACGAAGCTGCTGGACAGAAAATCCACGAGTAGGAAGATCCTCGCTGCGGTCTCATACTCAACGCTGACAGATAAGATCGAGCAAAGACTGGATGAGGATTTTGCCACACCGGAGCAGCGCAGAGAGCTCGACATCCTGTTCGAGGCATACAAGGCCGCCGGATGGAACGGAGACATGGAGGAGCGCATGAAGAAGGTGTACGCACTTCCGACAAAGGACCTGCACAGAGATCTGAAAGATATCCAGGCGAAGCTGCCATAACAGACGCTGCTTTAAAGCAGCAGGAACGAAACCGGGGGAAACCCCGGTCTTTTTTATTACTCTGAACAATGATATAATAAATGAGTGACCACCTTATCGGACAGCCCGGTAAGGCCAGAGAGCCCGGCAGAGATGCCGGGTTTTCTCATGGTATGAGAGTTATCGACCACCATGTAAAAAGTCGCTCAAATCGAAGAATAGAGCCTCACGTGAGCAACACGACAGTCAGATTCGCGCGGTACTTACCATCGCTGACCCATTCCTCGCGGTTCCTGTCAACCATCCTGTAAGGGCCACCTACCACAGTCACCATTACACCGCATCCGGCGTTCAGCATAGGCCAGACAATCTCGTGGTCGCTCATGTACACGTACCCGATCTGCTTGCCATCCACATAGACCATGATGGCGTTCGGGTCGTAGGTGTTCGTAGGCTCCGGGATAAGCTGGGCGACATAATCTGCTTTTCTGTACTTGAACCTGTACCGACCGAGCTCTGACTCGTACACGCGCTCCGGCTTAACGAAGTATGCGCGGTCGATTTCTTTCGGTAGCGATTCAAGAGCCTCCTGGTATTTCGCTGTCATGGCGACCTGTGTACGATGCAGTCTCGGGATCTCCACAAGCTGCGGTTCCTGGACAAATTGCACTGGCTCGGGTTCTCGTTTACGCTTGAATAATTTCATGTCAAAACCCTCCTTTTATATTGCAAATTATATAATACTATTGTATACTTGTAAATACAGGAGGGCAAATATGAAAAAGGTTCTAACAGTCACTATCGAAGAGGAACTGTTAAACGTTCTGAAGAAAACTGCGGAATCGGAAAACAGGAACCTCTCCAATCTGGTTGAAACGCTGTTATACAAAGCGATCAACGATACAAATCTCTAAAGGTTTTGCCATTATTCAACTATTCCGGTTTTTGAACTGTTCCCATAATTATGATTATGGTGAAGCGGTAAAATAGAACTGAATAGAGGATAATGGCACTACCTAACGACAACGAAAGGTGGTGCTTTTTTATTATGAAACAGGTAGTACATGTTGAGGGAAAGAATCCGGCTGACTTCGCCGAAGCCTACAACGAAACATGCGCGGAACTGTCAAGATTCACAGTGGAACGCGTACAGCCAATCTCTGACACATCTATGTATGTCTTCTATGACATCCCGGACGAACTGGTTCAGGTAGCAGAACCGGAGCGTGACGACTTCGACTACAGGATCGAGTCCGGAGACATCGAAGACGAGACTAAAACCATTTCTCTTAAAATCGAGCTCGTTCTCCCAGACGCAAGTAACAGATTCTGCTGTGAGTGCGACAACTACGACCCGAGACTCGGGTGTCCGTACCGTGACGGCAAGATCCGCAACATGGATCCTGCATGTCAGATGTTCAACGTTGTAATAGGAGGGAACAAGAGATGAAATCTACAATTTTCGGAATCACAGTATACGGTATCGCAGTCACAGCCATCATGGTCGTTCTGGCTATGGCCTATAACGGGGTCTGTCCGGCCTACCAGTAAGATGAGCTACTACACAGAACTGAACCACATGGAGCGGGGCTTGTTCCGGCTTCAGGAGATCAACGCGGAGATCATCGAGAACCGGTATCGGGGTCATCTGACTCCGGATCGTGAGTATGTGGTCAGGATGCTGAATGTGAAGAGGAAGGAGGTGGAGTATGGCCTACGGTCAGAACGTGACCCAGTGCGTCGGCAAAAGAGAGCCGTGCATCGGTAGAAGCGACTGCTGCTATGAGTGCGACTATACGAGATGGTGTCCGGTACGGTGCCGGGACAATGCGTGCCACCTGGATCGGGTGCGCGAGCGCCTGCATATAGTGGCAGATATAAAGAGATGGCCCACAGCTATAGAGCCGTGAGCCAACTGAAAGGACTTCATGAACATCATCATATCTATTTTACCACAGAAAGGAGTTATTTTTCTATGGAAAACATGGGTATCAGAGTCATGTGCACGCTGGACGACCTTGACGAGATCTGGTACGGAGACGACTCCGAGCCGGAGACGGACGAGATCGACCCGGAAGCATGGAAAGAGATAAAGGAGGTAGCAGATGGCATATACGAAGGATAAGGAGTGGCTCAGAGACGAACTGATGCTTCTGGCCGCTGTCCTGTCCTCACCGTCGAGTGTTTGTTCCGGCGAGTCGTCATTCGAAAGAGTCGGAGCTTACGCAGGGACGCACCGGGCAGCGGTCATCATACTGGATGGGATCATTGATGCAGTGAAGGAGGACGACGATGACAGAGATATCTGATGCGGCTCTCGACAGCTACTACGCAAAGAGATTCAAGTACGCATACGGATACGACCCGCTGGAAGGTCCGTATGGATACGAAGACGAAGATGAAGATGAAGAGGAGGACGAAGATGGCTGAACGACTTAGATGGAGAGACATCGAAGAAACAGGCGGGAGTTATTCCATATGTGAGGATGGGACAGTCATGAACAACATCACAGGGAAGACGGTGAACGAATGGAATGATAAGGATGGTTACAAAATCGTCTCGCTGTGGCTTAACAAGAAGACGGTCAACAGGCGAGTCGCCAGACTGGTCGCTTCCGCGTTTATTCCGAATCCTCTCGGTCTTCCTGAGGTTAATCACATAGACGAGGATAAGACGAACAATACCGTTCGGAATCTTGAATGGGTAACCAGATACCAGAACATGACGCGAGGCACGCTCCATGAGAGGAAGGCGGAGAAGATCAGGAGGGCTGTCGTTAGAATCGATACGAAAACAGGGGCGAGAACAGAGTTCAACAGTATCAAGGAAGCAGCTGACGCTTCTGGATGTGTTGCTACACATATAACAGATGTCTGCAAACACAAACCGCACTGCATAACGGCAGGCGGATACAGATGGGAATACAAGGAGGCTTAATATGGCAAATCACATTCATTGGCGAAAGACAACAAATCCGAATTACATTGGGTCATGGGACTTCGATGATGGCAAGGACATGATTGTCCAGATAAAAGACGTAAAGCAGGAAATGATCCAGAACCAGCAGGGAGGCAAGGAAGAGAAACTGGTCATGTACTTCGAGAACGGCGTGAAGCCCTTGATCATGAACAAGACCAACATGGCCGCGACCGAGAAGGCGACCGGAACACCATTTATTGACGAGTGGATCGGCCACAAACTTCAGCTCTATGTGACGACGGTGTCCGCGTTCGGTGAGGTCACGATGGCAGTCCGGATCAGGGACTTCAGTCCGCAGGCGTAGGAGGCAGATATGAATTTGACAGCAGACAACTACTTCACCACAGAAGCCAACAACCAGTTCTGGAGCGTCTCGATGTTCAAGGCGTTCCGGGACTGCCCGGCTGCCGGTATGGCGATGCTCCGGGGCGAGTACGAGAGACCGACGACGACCGCACTGCTTCAGGGCTCGTATGTGGACGCACACTTCTCCGGGACTCTGAACGAGTTTCTGGATGCGCATCCGGAGGTCCTCAATAAGAAAACCGGCGAACTGAAGTCAGACTACCAGAAGGCCAGAGCAGCGATCACCAGAGCCGAGTCAGACCCTTATATGATGGAGTGTCTCTCCGGAAAGCCACAGCAGATCCTGACGGGCGAGGTCTTCGGAGAACCGTGGAAGTGCAAAGTCGACTTTCTGCATGAGGACAAGATCGTCGACCTGAAGTACATGAAGGACATGAAGCCGATCTATAAGGACGGAGAGTACAAACCCTTCGTCATCGCATACGGATACGACATACAGGGATTCATCTACCAGAAGATTGTTGAGCAGGTAACAGGCAAAAGGTTACCGTTTTACCTCGCGGTCATCACCAAAGAGGATCCCTCTGATATCAGAGTCATCGAGATCCCGCAGGAGATCCTGAACGGGGCCGGCGGTCTGGTACAGCACTGGATACAGATCTTCGCGGCCATTAAGAGAGGCAAAGTCGAAGCGGATCGGTGCGAGCAGTGCGCATATTGCAGAGCGACCAGGAAGCTGACAGGTCCTACAAGCTATTACGACATCTTCGAATAAAGGGGGAAAAATATGTTACCTAACATGAATTTATCGGAAGCAAAAAGAGAAAAAATCGAGGCCGGCGGTTATGTGGTCAAGGTGCTCGGCGTATCCATCGACGAGAAGTACAACCGGCTTCAGCTGCAGGTCGATATCGAGGAAGGACCTCATAAGGGATACTACTCCAGACTGAACACCAAGTACGGATTCTGGGGTCTGACCGCAAACCTGTACATGAACGAAGAATCTAAATGGAAGTTCGCGGACGCGATCGATGCGTTCCGGTCCAGTAACGAGGGATTCTCCTGGAACGATGACGGCGAGAACGACGAGCAGACTCTTGTAGGGAAGACTGTCGGAGTCGTTACCAGAAGACGGCACTATCTCGGCAATGATGGAAAAGAGAAGAGCAGCCTTCAGGTATACAAGCTCATTCCTGCAGAAGACGTCCGGGTCGGTAACTTCAAAATCCCGGAAGACGTCTACGCGGACGATCTGAAAAACAGACAGCCCGCTCCAGCCGGAGTCGTTGACATGTCCGGTCCTGTAACCGGTTTCGGTCAGGTACAGGATGACGATGTACCGTTCTAAGGAGGGTGAACGTGAATTGCATCCTTGTAGATAGTAGACAGAAAAAAGGAAAGCATGATCTGAAGCACGAGCAAATGATGTCTGCAGGAATCAACCTTATAAGGTGTGCTCTCCCGTGGGGCGACTATATAGCCGCTCCTCGGGTCGCTGTCGACACCAAACAGGACATTCTGGAGATCGCCGGAAACCTGTGCGGCTGCGCTTCCGAGAAGAGACGCGTCCGGGAAGAAATCAAGAAGGCGAACGACGCCGGATGCAAACTCATCTTCCTGATAGAGGACAAGCGGTTCCACGAGATCGACGACCTCTACGGGAGGAAGTTCCGGCTCCATAACGGCCAGACGATTCCCGGAGACCAGCTCGCTGTCGCTATGACAGTGATGCAGGAGCGGTACCAGTGCGAGTTCTGGTTCTCAGATCCGGAAGAGAGCGCGCGTGTTATTCGGGAGTTATTGGAGGACGGGTATGGCAAGTAACGACGGCTGGATCAAGTGGTTCAGAAAAGCCGACCAGAACGAAGTCCTGAAGGACGAGCGCTTTGACAAGTATCATGCGTTCCTGTATCTGGTCGAGCGGGCAAATGTCACGCCGGTAGACATACCGTTCGGGAACGGAATGATGCACCTCGAAAGGGGACAGTTTCATACCAGTATCAAGCATCTGGCGAAGACCTGGAACTGGAGCGAGGGCAAGGTCCGCAGATTCCTCGGCGCACTGACGGGTGCACATATGGTAGGTATCAGCAGTAACACCAACGGTAGCACTATAACCATTGAAAATTACAGCAAATATCAGAATGTGCGGCGCACCAATAGTAGCACCAACGGTAGCACTGACGGTAGGACTGACGGTAGACAGAGAAAGAAGATAAGAAGAGAAGATGCAAAAAATGCACCCGGATCGCGTAAAAACGCTCCCGGTGCTTCTAAGAAGATTGAGCCGCCGATGGGAGATCCGATATTTTGATGAACGCAGACACGATACGAATAATACTCGGAGCATGGCTTCGTGGAGAACATCTGGAGGATGTGAAGCAGATTCCGGTCGGCGAGTTCGGAGAGTATGGCGGGATAGCTTCGGCGATACGTGCAGGCGAAGAAGATCCGATCCGCATAGCGAGGAAGGCGAACGTCCCGATCGTGGAGATCGCCCTTATGAGGGACGCGGTATATGAGAACCTGTACCAGTCCGCGATGCGACAGGTCATCGAGAGGAACAGGGTCGACTGGATACGGGAACATCCCGACGCAGATCCGGAAGACCTTATAAGGGTCATCGAGGACAGCCGGAGGGCATGGATGGTCGAGGCAGAGAAGCCTACGGAGCTGTCGGACATCATGCTGGAGTACTTCAACGAACTGGATAACAGGAAAAACCAGCGGACGCTCCTTACAGGAATCGATGCCCTGGATGAGATGACCGGCGGGATCTGTCCCGGAACGCTGACTGCGGTAGGAGCCAGACCGTCAACCGGAAAGAGCGCGTTCTGCTTACAGGTAGCGGTCAGGGTCGCATCTGCCGGCGCGAAGGTACTGTTCTTCAGTCTGGAGATGTCGGACTCGCAGAACATGGACAGGCTGATGCTGATGCACGCGCACGGATTCAGCCAGAAGGAACTCCGCAGCGGGAACCTTCGGCCGGAGCAGTGGGATGCTATAAGAGACGCAGCCAAGAGAATCGAGGAGCTGAACGGGAATCTGGCATTCATGCAGACCAGGAGCCTGTCCGCCATAGAGGAACTGATCCGGAAGGAACTGCCTGACCTCGTGGTGATCGACCAGCTAACTCAGCTGCAGGAGCCGACCATGAGCTTCTCTGATGTCAGGAGCCGGTTCTCTTATATGACCAGCAACCTGAAGCGAATCAGCATGGAGCAGAACACAGCGATCTGGCTGGCCTGTCAGCTGAACAGGGCCGTGAACGGTTCCGCGAAGCCGAGCATGGACAACCTGAAGGAATCCGGTTCCATAGAGGAGGACAGCGACAACGTGATCCTGCTTAGTCGAGACGAGGAAGAGGAAGAAGCCAGGAACATGCAGGGCAACCGTGTGATAAATGTCCAGCTCGAGAAGCAGCGCTCCGGAGAGACGGGCGAGTTTCAGCTCCAGTTCTTCGTACAGCGCTTCGGGTTCAAGGCGCTCGACGAGATCCCGCCGTCCGGATTCCAGGATAGACGAGAGGACGATGAACCATTTTAGAAGGAGGTAGCAATGAGAGCATTATACAAAGCACCAGACGATACGAAGTTCCGGCAGATACTGGTCCCGAACGAGCTGCACCCGCTGCAGGAACTGGTCGGCGGATACATCGAAACCGTAACGGTACAGGTAAAGCCGCAGGTGATCGTTATCTGCAACGAGGAGGGGAGACTGAAGCGGCTGCCGTATAACTGCACGATCGAGGGCAAAGATTACACCGGCGAGTTCGACTGCCCGTTCTTCGGCCCGATCCTGCTGGTAGGGGCTGATGGCGATGAGTTTACGGATGTCCCGATCTCGGTGGTGATGGCGAACAAGATGATTGCGGAGGGGTGATGGTATGCCTAAAAGATTCAAAGACCACAAGGTCACGTGCATCGACTGCGGAGAAGAATTTCTAACCAAGGCGAACAACACCCGGCGGTGCCCCACATGCAGGTACGTACGGTCCCGGAAGCAGGCGCTGGACAGGTACTACGCCAAGAAGGCGGGGACTTATGAGCCGAAGCGGGCAGGGAGACCGAAGAAGAACCCGAAGCTGATGGCGGAAGCGCCGGAGATAGAACCGCAGTACCAGTCCAAGACCATCTGCTGGAAGTGTGCCAACGCCGTACCGGGTATCAAGTGGGGACGGGAGTACGGATGCTCGTGGTCGCGCGACTTCGTCCCGGTGGACGGATGGGACGCAACGAAGGGGAGGAAGGGCTACGAGGTTCACAAGTGCCCGAGATTCATACCAGACGAAGAGGCGAAGAGACGGGGCAAGGGCAGGCCGATGCTCCAGGTGGATAAGGACAGCCTGATACGGGAGATACTCCCCGATGAGATGAGTCTGTACTGGATGAGAGATGGAATGTGAGGAGGTAGGGCATGCAGTCACAGGGATGGCGCGAGAAGGTGTCTAGCTTTCCGCATACTGGATTAAAATAGTCCAGATAGGTAATTATGCTTCAACGGAAATAAAATCGCTTAAATCGAAAATTAGGAGGCCACATGGGCAAGTTCATATTCGGGCTGATACTCGGCATGTACATGGGGATAACGCTCATGTGCATCATCATCGTAAGCAGAGAGGAGAAAAGATGATATACATCACAGCACTGGTCGCCCTGATCTCTGGCTACATAGTCGGGACGGGTGTGACGATAGCATGGGAATGGGGAAGGTTCAGGAAGGTGCATCGTAGGTATGCAGAGAGGAGAGAACCATGAGTGACCTTATCAGCAGACAGGATGCGATAGATGCACTTGGAGAAGAACCGCCGGTATGGTATGACGGCGATGACGAGATTGCAGAGAGGAATCAATGGCGAAGGGATAAAGCGGCAATCGAATCACTCCCATCCGCAGAGCCGAAGACAGTGGAGTGGATTCCAGTAAGTGAGAGGTTGCCGGAGGATATAAAGCCGGTAATCATAACGTGGAAAAATACAGACCCTGCGTCTTACTACCAGTATATTGTGGGAAAGCACTTCATTGGAACTGGTCATTATTGCAACGGAAAGTGGTTTTGGTATTCAAGCGTTTGTGAGGACTTGCTTGCAGAATATGGGAAATCAGACATAGATGAATTGGATGAAGCCATAGAGGTCATCGCATGGATGCCGTTACCAACACCATACAAAGGCGGTGAGAATGAATGACAAGGGAAGATAAGTGTTGCAGAACATGCCAATGGCACATCATGCAGACAAATGCGATTCCATCAAAGATGTTGAAAACAACCTATGCCGTTTCTGTGGATTGGTTTTGTAATAATCACGAGAGTGAGCATTTTGAAGAATTTACCTTGTACTCTGATGTGTGTGACAAGTGGAAAGGTGGTACAACATGACAAGGGAAGAAGCAAAGGAATTACTGATTCATGTACTTATGACATACGAACCAAGAGACCAGTACGGAGATTTGAATGATTCACAGCCATATGAAGAAGCGATAACGATGGCAATAGAAGCACTACAACGTGAGAACGCAGAGGTGAACGGTTATTGCCATAGAATCAAACCAAAAGGCGGTGACGCCAAATGAGACACTGGCATGACTTCGACACTGACAAGCCCCAGAAGAGCGGATACTATGAGGTCGAGGACAGGACCGGCAGAGTCTTCCGCACATGGTACGAGGCGACCGTGCAGGGCTTCGACATGATGCACGAGGGTGTCGGATACAGGATAACGAGATGGAGGGAATGCGAATGAGAGAATGGACGGAGCACGAGAAGGACATGATCCACACAGTGATGCACATGGCCTATCTGGAAGGAATAGACGAAGGCAAGAGACAGGCTCAGGAAGTCATCCGGGCGTTGTCAGACAAGGTTAGTGAACTGTATGCGAAGCACGAGAAGGAGGGCGCACGATGATGGTCCGCATGGCGTACTTCCTCACCGGAGGAATGTGCGGAGCGGTGCTTGGTTTCATCGTAGCCATCATCCTGCTGGGCTGGGCGATGTACGTGGACAAGGACAGGGAAGCGAGGCGAGACGATGAGCGGCGGTAAGAAGAAGCGGAAGCCGGTGCGGATAACCTACTCCGCCGGAGAGGTCAACCGGCTCCTGAAGGAAACCGCAGACGATGCGACCAAGAAACTCCTGCTCATCTGCATCGTAGCAGCGAGGGACAAGTTCGATCTGGATGCAGACGAGACTATCTCATTCGCAGACGTTATGCAGCGCTACGCCGGCTATCTGGCAGACGGTGTTCTGGATCTGGACGCGTACAGCAAGTCCTTATACGCCCAGACAGGTATCGACCTGAGACTCGTAAGGAAGAGGTGATACATTGACAGCAAAGGAATACCTGCGACAATACAAGCTGATGACCGCTCGCATCAGGAACAGGGAGCACGACCTCGCAGAACTGCGTGAAGAGCGGGAGTCCATCTCCATCAATCTGGACGGCATGCCACACGGCACCAGCTTATCAGACAAGACCGCACGGCTCGCCGCTCAACTGGCAGACGCGGAAGAAGAGATCATCGAGCTCCGGAGCGAAGCCTGGTCGATACGGATGGAGATAGTCCGCACGCTGAACAGGATCCAAACCCCCGAGTACAACACGCTCCTGTATCTGCGGTATATCGAGGGGAAGACGTGGGAGCAGATCGCGGTGGAGATGCACTACACTTACCAGTGGGTCGCCGGTCCGCTTCATGGCCGGTCGCTTCAGGAAGTAGAAAAGATCATAAACGGTTGATAGAAGTAGATACTGACCGCGTGTTATAAGTATAGTGGCGAAAGCCGAAAAAAGAATCACCTACTCTTCACAGTGATTTGAATGCAGAGCGCAGACCTTTATTGCTACCGGGGTCTGCGTTTTGTTATTGGGGGGGGAACTATGGCGAGACCAGTTAAGCGGGGCAACGTGACATTCCAACTGAATATGGCAGGGCTCAACGAGCTCATGAAGAGCGACGCGATGAAGGAAGTCCTACAGGAGGCCGGGGAATTTGTAGCGAACTCCGCTTCATCCATGACCGACGGAGAACCCTACGGGGTCAACGTACACGACGCGCAGTGGGTCAGCATCGCCAACGTATACGGAGACTCGGACATCGCAAAGCGCCGGAACTATGAGGAGAACATCCTCCTGAAGGCGCTCAGTTCATCCGGCTTACCGCTCACGAAATAATCATGGCAACAAACCCCAGGTACAAGAACGGGAACCTCCGGAGAAAATACCGGGCCCGCTTCAAAGCGATGAATGCTCCCTGCGGAATATGCGGGGGGCCTATCCATTATGACGAGCCCTCTGATGCACGCCACCCCCTGTCCTTCGTGATAGACGAGATCAGACCTGTAAGCAAATGGAGACAGTTCGGTTACGACTCTCCTGAAGCTGCTGCGCAAGACTGGAACAACTTACAAGCTGCGCATTACGCATGCAACGCCGCCAAGGGGGCGGATCTGGTACCACGGATCAAAAGACGAACGGGGTTTCCTGGCTGCTCGAGCGCGTCCGGAGGCAACGGGATCGCGTCTGATGGAAATTGGTGAACGTTGATATTTGGTGGTCTGGGGAGGGTTCCCCACCACCCCAGCCCGGCGCAATCGGCCA